CTGCCCAGTACGCGGCTATCAAGGCTGGTACTTTCGATGATATGTACATTGGTGACTACTGGGTTATCAACGGTACTACCTATCGCATTGCTGCCTTTGACTACTATTACCGCACTGGTGATACGTCTTGCACTACTCACCATGTCACTCTGGTTCCCGATGGCAACATGTACACCCACTGCATGAACGACACCAACATCACCACGGGTGCGTATGTCGGTTCTAAGATGTACACCGAGGGTCTGAACCAGGCGAAGGAAACCATCAACACCGCTTTCGGTTCTGCCCACGTGCTGAACCATCGTCAGTATTTGCAGAACGCTGTTACCGATGGCTACGCTTCTGGCGGTAGCTGGTACGACTCCACTGTGGAACTGATGACCGAGCAGAATGTGTACGGCGGCAAGGTGTTCGGCAACTGCGAGAATGGTACTGCACTGCCCAACTCCTATACGGTGGACAAGTCCCAGTATCCTCTGTTCGCTTTCCGTCCCGACATGATCAGCAACCGTGCGTGGTTCTGGCTGCGTGACGTAGTATCCGCTGCCTCTTTCGCCTTTGTCTACGACTACGGCGATGCGACCTACTACGGCGCTTCTGGCGCTATCGGTGTGCGTCCCGCTTTCTCTATTATCGGTTAATCAGAAATCCCCACCCCTTCATGGGGTGGGGTAAAGGAGAACTACTATGTCTGTATTGAAGAACAAACGAAAAGCGTCCCAGTTTGAAGTGTTCCACCATCTCTACAAGATGCGCCGGGACATTACCGAACTCTTACTCCGAGACTTCGGCTACAGCTTTGAAAAGGCTGAAAAGCGGCTGCTTAAGCAGTTTGGTGGTAGAGGTTATGCAGACCTCTCCGAAGCCGAACGTGAACGGTATGACAGGACGAAGCAACGCTGGGAGTCCTTCGATGACTGGTTCATCTACGATGAACGGCAGGTCATTGTGGACTGTCTGCGAGACATTACCAGAGAGGTATTCATTGCGAACAGTATCTACCCTACCTGTATGGAGGAATTGGTTCAGCGTAGGCTACACCAGGACGAAGCCATAGGTCACTGCTACAGGCTGTCGCAGGAGTTACAGTACGCCATTGAAACGCTCCCTGTCGATGTGAATACGTACCTGCGGTTCGGAGAAGCGATACAGACGGAGATCAACTTGATTAAAGGTTGGAGAAAAGCCGACAACAAATTCAAAGGGGCAGTCTCTAATTCCGCTGCCAATTTCGCCAATGTCAACAACAACGGCAATGCGAACTACAACAACGCTTCTAACGCTAACGGTGTGCGTCCCGATTTCAATTCCGTAGTTGAATAGCCACTTGAGCGTTCTACGGATAGAGAAAGGAGAGACTGTCCTTCCGCTATGGTAAATACTAAACACGACATGACCAATTACGATTGCTGTCATTATCAGCGTGAAATATTTGACGGAAACTTACTCTATGAGAGTTTTCTTAGAGCGAAGCAGGGCAGTGATTGGAAACCACAAGTCCAGAAGTTTGAGATGAACCTACTTCTTGAACTGGCTGACTTACAGAAAGAACTTGAGAGCGGGACATACACCTTCCGTCCCAGTCAAGAGTTTGTACTACACGAAAGAGGGAAGGTACGCTACATCACGGGCGAACAGATACGGGACAGGGTTGCAAAACACGCACTGTGCGATGAAATCCTCACCCCGGCTGTACGCAACTACCTTATCTACGACAATAGCGCAAGCCAGGTTGGGAAAGGGATTGATTTCGCCCGTAGGCGGTTGCTGACTCACTTGAGGAAGTATTACCAGCAACACCAGTCCAATGAGGGCTACATTCTACTGATCGACTTCTCCAAATACTACGACAACATCCGACACGATGTTCTCATGGAGCAGTTTGAAAAGTACATCCACGATGAACGGGCGTTAAGCTTTCTTCGGCAGGTCATTGATCGGTCAAAGATAGATGTGTCCTACATGACGGATGAAGAATACGCAGGCTGCATGGACAGGGTGTTCAACTCACTGGAATATCAAGAAGTGGACAGATCGCTTCTGACTGGTGAGAAGTACATGTACAAGCACTTGAACATAGGTGACCAGGTGGCGCAGGTAGCCGGGATTATCTACCCGATACCCATTGACAACTACGTGAAGATCGTCAAGGGCGTAAAGTTCTATGGACGATATATGGATGATAGCTATGTCATCCACGAAAGCAAAGAGTTCTTGGAGGAACTACTTCAAGAGATCATCCGTATAGCCAATGAGTTGGGAATTACGGTGAATACCCGCAAGACCCGGATATGCAAGCTGTCAAGTCTGTGGCGTTTCTTGCAGGTGCAATATTCCTTGACCGATACAGGCAGGGTGATTAAGAAGATCAACCCGAAGCGTCTGACCTGTATGCGGCGTAAGATGAAGAAACTTGTCCACATCCTTTCTGAAAAGGAGTTCGATGACTGGTACAACGCATGGATGTGCAATCACTACCAGCTTATGAGCAAACTGCAAAGGGAGAACATGAACACTCTCTACAAGCAATTAAAGGAGGTATATCACAATGTACAAGATCACTCTGGCTGACGGTACTGTGCTGGACAACCTTGAACTGAACGGCAATAACTACATTGCCGAAGGGGTCATTGATGACTCCGTGTTTGAAGGTAATCTGGATACCGTCAAGATCAACGATGGTGAAACCACTGAAACCTTCACGGACATGCGGCTTATGAGCAACCGCACTGTGGATGGCAAGTCCTGGTTCGTGCTGGGTGAAAAGACCGCCCAGCAGAAGAAGGAGGAAGCCATGAACCGTGAGATGGCTGAATTGCGGCAGGCAATGAACGTCCTGCTGACTGGAAAGGAGGAATAAGCCATGAGCAACATGACCCAGATGGCACTGGAAATGCGTACCGCCCTGCAATACTTTGTGGGTACTCTGGACGCTGACACCCAGCTTGACATGATGCTGGAAATCCCCTCTATGTACCCCGCCTACGTTGTGGGCAAGGCGTACAAGACGAAGGAAGTATTCTCCTACGGTGTGAACGCTGTGGGTGACCCCCAGCTTTACCAGGTGTTGCAGGATCACACTTCTGCTGCGGAGCATACTCCCGACACTGCTGTCAGCCTGTACAAGGCTATCGGCGTGACCGAGGACGGCTATCCCGAATGGGTTCAGCCCCTTGGTGCTACTGATGCGTACAATAAGGGCGATATTGTCAGCTACAACGGTACGCTGTACATCTCCCTCATTGATGCAAACACTTGGAGTCCCGAAGCCTATCCCGCTGGCTGGGAAGTCTACTCCGAGTAAGGCAACGGGAGAGGGCTTGACCCTCTCCCTCCACTAAAATACGAAAAGGAAGGTATATGACAATGAAAACTACTATTTGCACTACTATTGGCATGGTGGGCGGTTGTATTGCTTCCCTGTTTGGGGGTTGGGATGCTGCTTTGGTTACTCTGCTGATCTTCATGGGTGTGGACTACGTTACGGGCATGATCGTGGCGGGTGTGTTCCATGCTTCTCCTAAGACCGAGAACGGCGCACTGGAAAGCCGTGCAGGTTGGAAGGGTCTGTGCCGCAAGGGTATGACTCTGCTGGTGGTACTGGTGGCTTGCCGTCTGGATATGGTGATGGGTTCCAACTTCATCCGTGACGCTGCCATTATTGCTTTCATCGCCAACGAGACTATTTCCATTATTGAGAACGCTGGTCTGATGGGTGTTCCCATTCCCGCTGTGGTGGTCAAGGCTATTGAGGTATTGAAGGAAAACGCTGAAAACCACACTTCCGGGAAGGAGGGTTAAGCCATGAGCGTAGCTTCTACCATTTGGAGTTTCTTCAAAGGTAAGGGGCTGAACGACTTCGCTATTGCGGGTATCATGGGTAACCTCAATGCGGAGTCCGCACTAAAGCCTACCAATTTGCAGAACTCCTATCAGAGCAAACTGGGCTACACTGATGATACGTACACCGCTGCGGTTGACAGTGGAGCCTATACCAATTTCGTCAAGGATTGTGCAGGCTACGGTCTGGCACAGTGGACGTATTGGAGCCGCAAGCAGGCACTTCTGGACTATGCCCGTTCCCTGGGCAAGTCCATCGGTGATCTGACCATGCAGCTTGAGTTTATGTGGAAGGAAATGCAGGGCTACAAGTCCATGATGACCACCCTCAAGGCTGCGACTTCCATTCTGGAAGCGTCCAACGCAGTTCTCACCCAGTATGAGCGTCCTGCCAATATGGGTGAGTCCGTCCAGAAAACCCGTGCAGGCTATGGTCAGACCTACTACAATGAGTTCGCTGGTACTTCTGGTAACCAGTACCGTGTGGCGGTCAGTGACCATACTGATCTGGACACTGCGAAGAAGCAGCTTGCCACTGTGCAGGCGAAGGGCTTCACTGCCATGGTCACCCAGGACGGCAACATCTATGTGGTTCAGACTGGTGCGTACTCTGCCTGCTGCAACGCCAACGAGCAGCTTGACCGGGTGAAAGCCGCTGGCTTCACCGATGCGTATGTGACCACTAAGCCTGCGGGTAATGTGGTTGCCACTGCCCCGGACAAGACCGAGGACGAACCCGTGAAGGAGCCTGTCAAGGTGGAAACCCCTGCTGGCAAGTATGACCCCGCAAAGGTCATTGCCGTAGCCATGGAGGAAGTCGGTTACCTTGAGAAGGAAACCAATTCCCAGCTTGACAGTGATACCGCCAACGCTGGCGATGCAAACTACACGAAGTTCGCCCGTGATCTGGATAACCTGGGCTTCTACAACGGCAGGAAGAACGGTTACGCCTGGTGTGACGTGTTCGTGGATTGGTGCTTTGTTACCGCCTACGGCATGGCTGCTGCCCTTGCACTGACCTTCCAGCCCACTAAGGCAGCTAACAACTGCGGTGCAGGCTGTAAGTATTCCCGTCAGTATTACCAGAGCAACGGCAGGCTGTTCGACACTCCCCAGCCGGGAGATCAGATTTTCTTCTATTCCTCCGACAAGACTACCATTTCCCATACGGGTCTGGTTTATGCGGTGGACAAGACCTACGTTTACACCGTGGAGGGCAACACTTCCAGCGCAAGCGGCGTGGTTGCCAACGGTGGCGCAGTGAACAAGAAGAAGTACCGTCTGAACTATGACCGTCTGGCAGGCTACGGTAGACCTGCCTACGATGTGGAGTACAAGGCTGACTCTACTCCCGTCACGAAGTACACCCTGGGTAGCCGTACCCTCAAGGTGACTTCTCCCTACATGAAGGGCGATGACGTAACCGAGTTGCAGACCCGGCTGAACGCCCTGGGCTTCGACTGTGGTACGGTGGATGGTGAGTACGGTAAGAACACCGAGCAGGGCGTGAGAGCGTTCCAGACCGCCGCTAAGATCGAAGTGGACGGTAAGTTCGGTGCAGAGTCCTTCGCCGCACTGAACGCCTACAAGGGTTCCGAGGATACCGCCACTGGTTCCTACATTACCTATGAGGTAAAGGAGAAGGATACTCTGTGGGGCATCGCCCAGCGGTTCCTGGGCAACGGTGCTGACTGGACGAAGATCGCCAAACTGAACGGCATCTCTGGTACTATCATCCATGCTGGTCAGCAGCTTAAAATTCCCGAATAATGGGCTTGCGTCCCCGCTTTAGGGGTTCAGCAGCACATAAAACGGTATGGAACATCAAGGTTCCATGAATAATCGGATTTGACTCCAATACTGGTGGATTGAGTGCGAAATCCGATGACGTACCGCCTTTCGTAAGGCGGTACGTTTTATTTTCCAGAGAAGTGAGATTGTAGCCTATAGTGATCTTGAAGTGGTCATCTTCTTCATCCCATACGGTGACAGAGTGAACAAACAGATCAATCAGCAGTCTGCGGAAGTCATCGTCATCAATGTCACCCTGCTTGAACTGTTCCAACCAGTAGACTACCTGCGCCTTTTCCAGATGCACCACATCCTTTTCCTCATTCTTGAGTTCGGCTTCAATGACCTTCTGTTCCTTCTCCAATTCCACCATGCGCTTGACCAGTGCTTCCGGGGCAAGTCCGCTTTCAATAGCCTTGGTGAGATTGGTCAAGGACACTCTTGTCTCATGCAGGCGGTCACGGAGCG